GCTATACAGTCTGTTCAACCTAAGCCTATTGACTTAGGTATGGACTTTAGTGTTGCACCTATTGCAGAGACTTCTAAGCCTATGCAGTCAGTCGTAGGTAGTGGCGCAAGTTTTGATGGTTTTAATGTAACAGAACCTGCTGTAGATAAGTTGTTTTCTGATTCTGAGTTACAGCAACAAATAATTAAGCCGTTAATAGTAGATATTCAGAATCTGGGTGTAGACCGTAATACAATAAAAGCTAACGATGGTTTTATTACACAAAGTCAGTATGATGATGTTAAGGAGTTGATGGGTAGTGCTGAGTTTGATAGTATACTGAGTGAATACAACCAAGGCATGAAGTCTGCTTTTGGTGATGACTACGATGGTAATTTTCAGGGCTACGATGATAGGCGTTCTGTGCTAGAGGCTTTAGGTGTTAATAACAGCTTTAAAGTCTCTACAGATGAGCTTGGTAGTTTTGATTATATGCAGTATAATTCAGAAACAGGTCAGTTTGAAAAGCAAGAAGATTTAAGTAAAGAGGTAAGTAAGACCAATCAAACAATTAAAGCTCTTGCGGAATCAGCGCCTTTAATAGCTTTAACAGCAGGCGCAGGTAGTGCTATTAGTGCAGGTCTTAACGTAAGTGCCTCTGTAGGCTCGGCAATTGCATCAGGCGCTTCTACTGCTCTTCAAGGCGGTGATTTAGAAGATGTTCTTCTTTCTGCCGGTACAGCGTGGCTAGCTAGTGAAGTTAAAGTATCTAACGGTAAAGCTCAGGATGCTATGTTGGCAGCTACTTCACCCGGAGCGACAGAGGCTACAAAAGTAGCAGCTAATGCATTAGTCTCACAAGCTGAGATTATTAATAATATTAATACAGGTGTTAAGATTGTTGAGGCTATTGATAGTAAAGACTTATTATCTGCTGTTGACTTAGGGCTTGAATTAGCAAACTCATCAACTCTAGTAGATACTACAAAGAATGCATTAAGTGATGTTGTACCTGAAGAATACTTGGATGTCACAGCTAGTACAATTATTAAGGCAGGTGATGTAGTTATTAAAGGGGGCGATGTCAAAGAAGTAGTACAAGCTGCTACCAATAATGTCTTGAAAGAAAGCGTATTCACCGAAGAAAATATAAAGGCTAGGTTAAATTTAGAAGGTGCGTATGCTGAAACAGCTATAAAGACTATTAAGGCTATGTCGGACGATGTTCTTGATGGTGAAAATAGAAAAGAGATAATTAAGACAGGTGTAACTACGTTTTACGATGAGCTTCCTGAAAGCGAAAAAGAGGGAGGAAGTCGTACAGATATTGAGAAATGGTATCATGAAAACATTGAAGACCCTTTAGAGCAGTTTTGGCAGGATATTGAGCCGTTTCGTGAAGATGTTGAGCAGGTTGTAGAAAATGCTGTACAGACTGTTAAGGATGTTGGGCAAGGTGTTATTGATACGGCTGATGAGTTTATTCGTGATTTGCCTACTACTAAAGAGGATTGGGAGCAGGCTGTAGAAGATACTAAAACGTTCATAGAGCCTGTGGTAAGCGGAGTACGTGAAACAGGTAGACAAGCTGAAGAGCTCTATGATACTGCTGAAGACTATGTAAAAGAAGAGATAGCTCCTGAAGTTAGAGATGTAGGTCGTGACATACGTGAAGAAGTAGACCCTATAGCTAATGCCATTAGAGATACTGGTAGGCAGGCTGAAGAGGTCTACGACACAGCTGAAGACTTTGTTAAAGAGGAAGTAGCTCCTGTAATTAATCAGGCAGGTCGTGATGTTAGAGAGACGGCAGAGCCTGTAACTACAGCTGTTCGTGAGACTGGTAGAGATATACGTGAAGCGTTTTCTAGTGATGGTGATGTTGCTGCTATACCGGAAGGTGACAGTCCTTTTAGTGTTGAAGCTGACCCAGAGATAACACAAGAGCGTAGAGGTTTTTACTACGATGATAGTAGCTTAGTAAGTAATCCTTTCTTACGTGGAGGTGAGCAACAGCGTATTAAAAGTCTTACTGATATGATAGCAATGGAAAAAGAAGCTGCAAACAGACAAGCTAAGATATTAGCAGACGAAGAAGAGCGTAAACTACGATATAAAAGTGTCTTTGGGGTTAATCCTAACGTACAAGTAAAATATAATGGTTAAAACACTTGACATTTAAACAAAAACATGCTATAATATTACTATATAGTAAGGAATAAACAGATGACCTATTTACAACTAGTTAACGCAGTGCTTCGTAAGTTAAGAGAAGATGAAGTAACAACCGTTAACGAAAACGATTACAGTAAACTTGTTGGTGATTTTGTTAATGACGCTGTAAAGTCCGTTGAAGCCGCTTGGGATTGGTCTTCATTACGAACAGACATTGACATATCAACTGTTAACAACATTAAGACATATTCGTTAACTGACTTCGGTATTCGAGGTGAATTGATGTCTTTATATAACGTATCAGAGAAATACGAAATAAGACAACGAACAAAAGCTTACATTAAAGATAAGCATTACAAAGACCCTGATAACTCTACTGGTAAACCACGTTACTTTGCATTCGATGGAACAGACGTTAACAACGATACACAAGTTACATTCTATCCGACACCGGATGCTGTGTATCAAGTAGAAGCTAATGTTGTGTTACGAGATACAGACTTAACAGACGATGCAACAACTACAAAGCTACCAACACAGCCGATTGTTCAACTAGCGTTTTCATACGCTTTACGTGAACGTGGTGAAACAGGTGGACAGAATGCTATGGAACAGTCAGCAATAGCTAATCAGGACTTAGCAAACGCCATTGCCTTAGATGCAGGTAATAACGGTGGTGAGCTTATCTTTGATGTGCTTTAGGAGAAATAAATGGCAAAGCCACTACAGAGTATAGTTATACAAGCACCGGGATTTTACGGCTTAAACACACAGGACAGCCCAACAGGTCTTACTGAACAGTTTGCTTTGACGGCTGAAAACTGTGTTATTGATAGATTTGGTCGAATAGGTGCTAGGAAGGGCTATCAATTCCTAAACACAACAAGTGATGCTGTTGTTAGTATGCACGAGCATATCAACGCTGACCGCTCTTCAGAGCTAATTAGCGCAACAGCCTCTACCATCTACAAGGGTGAAGATACACTCACAGATATAACGCCTACGGGCTATACAGTTAGTGATGGTCAGTACAACTACGCTACATTAAATAACATTACATACATCTTCCGTCAAGGTACAGACCCTTTGTATTATGACGGTACAACATGTGATTTAGTTAGTAACCATCCTAACTATGCAGGCACTGTACCACAAGGTAATATACCACTAGCTGCTTTTGGTAGACTATGGGTAGCTGACGGTACAGTTGTTTACTTCTCAGACTTGTTAATCGGTACAGCTTGGAATACAGGCTCATCAGGCAGCATAGATGTTAGTAAGGTGTGGTCAGGCGGTAGTGACATTATCACTGGTTTAGCTGTACACAATAACTTCTTGTTCATCTTTGGTGAACGTCAGATAATAATATACGGCGGTGCTTCAGACCCTGCAACAATGGCGCTGTCCGATACAATAGTTGGCATAGGCTGTTTAGAGCATAGAACAATACAAAACACAGGTAGTGATTTAATCTTCTTGTCTGAAACAGGTGTTCGTTCAATCAACCGTACAATACAAGAGAAGTCAGCTCCTATTGGTGATATGTCTAAAAATGTACGTAACGAGCTAGGCAGCTACTTGACAGCCGGCTACAGCTACGGTTCAGTCTATTCACCCGATGAAGCATTCTACTTGCTAAACATCCGTGGAGCAGGTGTTGTGTATGTATTCGATATGCGTGGCAACTTAGAAGACGGTTCAAGCCGTGTAACACGTTGGAATGCTATCAACCCATTATGCTTGCTATATAGGACTGTTGAGAATGATGTATTGCTTGGTAAAGAAACAGGCGTTACAAAATACACAGGACATTTAGACGGTGTAACAACAGACGGTTCAGGTGGTAGTGGTTATCAGATGTCCTACTTCACAAACTATTTAGACTTTGGCGCACCTTCTAACTTGAAGATGCTTAAGAATTTAAAGATAACATTTATTGGCGGTAGTGACACAAACGTTACATTGAACTACGGCTATGATTATGACTTCGCTTACAAGAAACGAGCGTTTGTACTACCAGAACAGAACATAGCTGAGTTTGGAATTGCAGAGTTTGGAGTGGGTGAATATAATCAGGGGATACTGGTTAACAGACCAAGTGTTAACGCCTCATCAGCCGGTGCAGTTGTGCAGTTAGGTGTAGAGGTTAACATTGATGGTAGTCCAATTTCAGTTCAAAGAATAACAGCACAATCCGTATTAGGAAGGGTAGTATAATGGCTAATTACACCAAAACAACAAACTTCACAGCAAAAGATGCTCTAACGTCAGGCGACCCTGCAAAGGTTATTAAGGGTGCTGAGTTTGACGTAGAGTTTAACAACTTATCAACAGCAGTTAACAGCAAAGCTAACACAAACAACGCTGTATTAACAGGTACAACGACAGCCGTCACGGTAACTGTCTCTGGTACATTAGAAGCAGGTACAATTGACGGAGGTAGTTACTAATGACTGCTACAACAAATGACAATCCTAAGCAAGCGGCTGATACAACAAATGAAAATTCCTTATTACAATTCCTAGGCGGTATAGGCGGTGCAGGCGCAGCAGGTCTGGCAGGCTACTATGGTAAACAACAAGGTCAAGCAGACTTACGTGCACTTGGTGAACAGATGTCACCGATTTACCAAGGCATACAATCAGATGTAAGCACAGCAGCTGAATTCAAACCATACACTGTAACAGGTGCTAATGGCGGTGCTACATTCGGAGCAGGCGGTTTAGACCTTGGTCAGAACATGGCTCAACAGGGCTTTTTAGGTCAAGCACAGGCTATGCAACAAGGTATGTCACAAGGCGTACAAGGGTTGGGTGGTTTAGGTGCTAATGCGTTTGGACAGGCTCAACAGGCTATGGGTGCTCAGAGTGGTGCAGGTATGGCTGCTCAAGGTGATTTATATGCTACTATGGGTCAGAATCAAATAGCTAATGCACAAGCTCCTGCTGAGCTACAACGTCTACAATCAGCAATGACACAACAGGGCTTAACAGCTTCTGGACAGCCTTCTCAGGGCTTATTAGGTCTGCAAGGTCTGTCAGGTCAGGCTAACTTCTCAGGCAGTGGAGCAGACGTTACAGGCGCATTTAGCGGTATACAATCACCTAACGTATCTGGCACAGCCGGCAACATTGGACAAGCAGCTACACAGAACATGGACTTTGGCGCACAAGCTCCAGATGTATCAGGTATGTTTGGCGGTGTTCAAGGTAGTCAGTTCCAGACCGGTAATACACAAGCAGCAGGTCAACAAGCTATGGCAGGTGTTGATGCGGCAGGTCAATATGCCGATGTTAGCGGTGCGTTTAGCGGAGTAGCTCCATCACAATTTAGTGGTAATGCCGGACAACTAGCTAGTCAGGCACTTGGTCAAGCTGATTTAGGTGCACAGGCTCAGAACGTACAAGGTGCATTTGCAGGGATTGAAGCTCCTACAACACGTACAGGTGCAGGTGAATTTAGCCAAGGTTTGTTAGCACAGGCTCAACAGGCTATGTCAGGAGAGACACCAACAGCTTCTTCTATTTACGACCAGATTCGAGCTACACAGACACCAGAAGAAGAACGTCAACGTATTGCATTAGAGAATCGCTTAGCAGCTCAAGGTAGACTTGGTGTCAGTACAGCAGCTTATGGCGGTACACCTGAACAGTTAGCTATGGAAAAAGCACAAGCAGAAGCTCGTAACGCTGCTTCATTACAGTCTATGAGTATGGCTGACCAGTTGGCTACATCACAACAAGCAAGAGCTTCACAGCTTGGTCAGATGGGCTTATCAGGTGAACAGATTCAAGCACAACTTGACAGTGAAGGGTTTGGACAACAGATGCAACTCGGACAGGCTAAACTGTCTGAAGCGCAGACACAAGAATCATTACAGTCTAGTGTACAGCAACGTCAAGCACAGCTTGCACAGCTTGGCTTATCAGCTGACCAGATTCAGAACCAGTTGGCTTCGGAAGGTTTCAGTCAAGAGATGCAGATGGGACAAGCGGATTTACAGACTGCACAGACTCAATCAGCGTTACAGTCTGAAGCTCAGAGCAGAGCTAATCAGATGCGTCAAATGGGGATGTCGGCTGAGCAGGTTCAGAATGCGTTATTGTCTGAAGGCTTTAGTCAAGACATGGCAATGGCAGGAGCTAACTTACAAGCTACACAAACTCAATCAGCGCTACAATCTGAGATGCAAAACAGACAAACACAATTAGCTCAGTTAGGCTTGAGTGCTGAACAAGTACAAGCTCAGTTGGAGAGTGAAGGATTTAGTCGTGAGATGCAATTAGGACAAGCTAACATTGGTGCTCAGCAGGCTCAATCAGCGCTTGATTCAGAGTCACAGGCACGTGCTTCACAGCTTGCACAGCTTGGTATGTCTGCTGAACAGATTGCTTCACAACTACAGTCTGAAGGGCTATCACGTCAACAGTCGTCTGCACAGTTGGCTTCACAGATTGCACAGACCGGTGCAGGGATTAGCGCACAGCAACAACAGCTTGGTCAAGGTATGCTTGGTTTAGGTATGCAGGCTCAAGAGTTGGGCGGTAACTTAAACATGCAAGACTTGGCTATGGCTCAGGGTATGTTTGGTATGGGACAACAAGCGTCTATGCTGCCTTCACAGTTACAAGGACAAGAGATAGCGAACATGGCTCAAATGCTACAAGCGTCTAATGTACCGTTTGAACAGCAGTTGGCAAGTGCAAACCTAGGCTTAACAGCTCAGAACCAAGATGCGCAGCGTCAGTTAGAATACACTAACTTACTAGCTAACTTAGGATTGTCTGAAGCAGGCTTGATGAAAGACCTAGCATTAAGTGAGAGCACGTTAACACAAGAATACATCAAGTCACTTGGTAATATCGGTGCAGGTGTTGCAGGTATAGACTTTTAGGAGTAAGCATGGCTAACATGATTAAAGATTTACTAGCGCCTGAACAGGCTAAGTTGTTGGATGACCAACTACGAAAACAATCCCTACAGCAAGGTGTTACCAATTATGGTAATGACTCTATGGGTAAGTTCTTGACTGCGGCTTCGGGGGCTCAACGAGCCTCTGAGGGCTTCGGTATGGCTGCTCAGCGAGCTATTGCAGGGAGACAAATAGGAGCTAATGAAGCAGGGGCTGTACAGGCTCAGCAGGCTCAGCAAGCGGAGAAAGCTAAAGCGGCAGAGCAGCTTAGAGTATTAAAAGAACAAGCTAAAGATTCTTTATATGCTAACGAATCACTAGGTGGTAGTGTAGTGTCTAATTTGCTGAAAGCGGTAGATAAAGACCCTACCGGTAAATATGCGCAGGCAGTGTTAAACAAGTATGGCTTGCCGGACACACCTGAGCAGAATGCTAAAACATTTGGTACTGTTCGACATGGTGACTCAGCTTCTATTATTGACCTGACAAGTGGTGAAGTTGTACAGACTCTTAAAGGAGAAGACGCTAATAACGCTACAGGTGGTGGTAGTAAAAATTCCAAACAGGAAGCTAATAAACTAGAGGACTACGCACGTACACGTATAACCAACATGACCACTGATAAGTCATTAACCCCTGAAACAAGAGGCTTCTTACAGAAAGAGATTTCAACGTACAGGGAGAATAACCCAAACGCTACATTCCAATCAGTTGCTACGCACCTGTCTGGTAAGTTAGTTGATAGACTAGATTTAGAGAATGTTGAGCAGGCGGATAAAGCAAGAAAAATGATGAACACCGATATGGTGCATACATTAAACACAATTGATACTATTCTAGAAAACGCTGAAGATGTGAGTGCGTGGGAGTATTTGGTTCTACAGGAGATACCGGGCGCTCAGGCTAAAGACATAAAAGCTAACTTGAAAACACTATTTTCTAAAATATCGTTCGATAGACTACAGAGAATGCGTGAGGAGAGTAAAACAGGCGGTGCATTAGGTAATGTGTCGAACCATGAGATTGGATTACTTCAGAACTCACTTAGAGCGCTAGACCCTACATCTGATAGCTTTGAAGGTAACTTGCGTAAGGTTAAGCAGCACTATGAAACCATAATGCTACTATACAGTGGTAATGAAGAAACAGCTCGCAGTTATATAGGTAAGTCACCTGACTATCTATTGGATGAAGAAACAGGACAGCTGTATTACACTAGAGATAATCCTAATGACCCTCAACAATGGACTCCTGTAGCGAGCCTAGGTAATAAATAAGGAGTTTGTAATGGACAATGCGCAGATTGAGCGGCTTAGGCTGTTACAAGAAGAGAAGCAGAAGAAAGTAGGGGGTGACAATCTTATCACTCCTAACACATTGGACGCTGATAAGGCTGCTGCTTTAGCTAAACAGTTACAGCAAAAGAGACAGTCACTAGGTATAGTTGAAGAGGTAGAGCCTACTGGTAGTTTCCTTGTAGATTCCTTAGGAATAGCTCCTGAGGATGTGCAGCTTCTTAATGCTTCACCACTAGATAGGGCGACTAGGGCTGTCTCGGACGTGGTGTCCTCGTTTGTCGTAGGCAGTGTAACAGCGCCTATAGGTGTTGGTATGGGTTTGTATGAAGCAGCTACTCCTACAGGCTCTTATGAGTCTGGTAAGCGTGTCATGGATGAGGCGATGAAAGACATGCAAATGCCTACTTCATCTGAGGAAGGTGAAAAGGTTCTTTCAAGTATTGGTGAATTTTTCTCTTTTGTTAAAGACTTCAAAGACTACACAGGCGATAAAGCGTATGACTTGACAGGTAATGACACAATATCAACAGCTGTGTATGCTTTCCCTGAAATAGTTGGGAGTATTCTTGGTGTGAAAGGTATGGCAAACAAGCTAAACCACACTAAAGAAACTTTTATGTCTGACCCTCTAACTAAACAACGCTTGTTAGACCCTAATAAAAAACAAGCGGCTGATTTAGCGCCTGTTAAGTTAGATGGTAAAACTGGTAAGGTTGTTAAAGACAAAGAAGCAATAGCTGTTTTGAGAGAGGGAGTTCCTTCTAAGGATGTTGCGTCTATTAAGAATGCAGCGCCTGCTGATAAAGCTCTTATGCGTGAAGCGTTAGCAATAAAAGCCAAGCAGGATGCGTTTAAAACAGCGGAGCGTACAAAGTCTACTTATGATGTGGTTGGTAGGGCATTTAGTGATACTTTAATAAAACTAGATAGACAACGTAAGAAACTTGGCAATAACTTAGAAGGGTTGGTAAAAAGCAGACCATTTAAGGATACCATGCTTGATGTAGCTCCACTAACCCAGAACTTCAGAAACACCTTATCTAAGGCAGGGTTTGAAGTGAAGAATGTGATAGAGACTAAAACATTAGCTAATGGTAAAATAGAGATTTCTAAGCCTACAGCTAAAAAAGAAATAGACTTCTCAGGCTCTAACTTGGTTAATATTTCTGATGATATTAAAGTGGTAATGAATGATGCTGTTAACCTTATAGAGAAAACTACTGGCGGTCGTAAGGTAAGCGCTAGGGAAGTGCATAATCTTAAACAACAACTAGATGAACTTATTGATTACAGAGAATTGGGCAATGCAGGTAGTAGAGGTAACAACAAATCTCTAAATTATGCTTTGTTCGAGCTCCGTAAAAATATGGACGATATGTTGGATGGATTATTTCCGGATACTTACGGTAAGGTAAATGCACAGTTACGCCCTATATTGGAATCACGTAATTACTTTAGGAAAGATATAGAAAATCTGAAGTCGAACAAGCGTATGTCTACTATAAGGGAATTAGGGGCTGAGTTTAAGAATGCGAATAGAAAAGGCGAGGAAGTTGGAAGAGGCTCTAAGGAGTTTATAGGTAAGGTTGACGAGATTAACAATGTACTCAGTAGTCAGGGCGTCCCTGTTAGTTATAATATAAATAGTCAGCTTAACTTCTTGGATACTTTAGCTAATATAGAAAAGTTTGGCGATGTTAAAGGTCTTAGGGCGGGTTTGTATTCTATGGGCGAAGGTTTGCGCATAACAGGTAATTTATCTCCTGCAATGGCTGTTAAAGTACCTGCTTACATTGGAGGTGCTACATTGAGAGGTGTCTCTAGGTTTGCTAGTCCTAATGCTGCGGCTACTGTAACTAGAAGAACACAGGCGCTAGATAAGCTACTGGCGACAGGTAGTGTATCTCCTTGGAGAATAGACTAAAACTAAAAAGCCCTACACAGACCTATTAAGTCTATGTAGGGCTTTGTTTTATTCGAAGTCTTCTAGTTCTATCATTTCGTAGAAACTACCAATGCTAATCCTGAAGCAGGCTAAGTGGAATACAAAGCCTGTGAAGGTTAGGATGTCCCAGTTGTCATCACTGTTAATACCCCACATAGGTTTGTTCTTTGTTCTCTCCAATCCAATGTTAAATCCGTTGTATAAGCTAATTGCTATTGCCATCCCCATTCTCCTGATAATCCGTTTGAATTGTATTCTGTCACGACTGTCTCGAAGAAGTTATCGTGTGACGTTGTAGCTATTAAGGGTTCTAACCACTCCAAAGGATTCTCCTTAACACCATAGTTACCACGTAAACCAAGCTGAATAAGTCTACGGTCTGCAACATAACGTATGTACTGCTTAACTTCCCTGAAGTCAAACCTTCAATATCGCCCATCTCATAAGCTAAGTCAATTACCTTGTCTTCTAAGCTTACTGCTTCACGCACCATGCCGTAAATCTGCGTCTTGAACTCATCGTTAACAATGCGAGGATGTTCGTCACAGAACTCTCTAAACAGCCTTGTCATCCCTTCACAGTGCAAACTCTCATCACGAATAGACCACTGAACAATCTCTCCCATGCCTCGCATCTTACCAAAGCGTGTGTAGTTTAACAGCATAACAAATGCTGAGAACAATGACATACCTTCGTTAATAGCTGAACGAGCTACTGCTAGTGCCAAGCCTGCATAGCTGTTAGTGTCGATGTCAGCCATAAATTCTAGTTTATCTTTCATCGCATCTACGTCGGCAAACGCCGAGAACTCACTCTCTGGTAAACCTAATGTGTCATTCAACAGCGCATAAGACCGTTGATGTGTAAACTCACGATTAGCAAATGAAGCTAACATACTACGTATCTCGTTGTTCTTAAACTTCTGTAAGTAGTGTTCGATGTAGTTTGTACCGACTGCTACGTCCGATTGAGTGAACAAGCGTAGGATTTGTGTGATGTGGTTCTTCTCTTTAGGTGATAGCTTTGTCTTCCATTGCATCACATCGTCTTGTAACTTAGCTTCCCACTCACCCCAATGCAAGTGTTCATGTTGTACGCTGTATTCAACAGCCCATGGATACTGAAAAGGCTTATAAACTTTACTACTCTCAACTAAACTCATAACAACCCCTGTTTCTGTAAATAAACCTTCTGCGTACAGATGGTAAAATCATAATCAATGTCTAAATTCTTTTCTAAAAAGTCTCTATAGCGTGTCGCAGGTTTGTCTGCAAAGGCTTCACAGTCTACCTGAAACACAACGTAAGAGTCGTTCGGCTTCCCTTTGTGGAATTGTATTACATATTCGTTCATAGCTTCTCTGTGAGTGTCTTAACGATGGCTGCTGAGATTGCTTCGTCTAATGCTTCGTCTTTACCGCATATAAAGGTCTGTTCCGTTGAGATACCTACCATCTTAATCTGAATGACGTGACCGTTAGCTACCTTTGTTACTTTAATTGTTTCTATATAATTATATTCTTTCATAGTCCTATTAATCCCCAACCGTGGTTTGCTATTGCGTTTGCGATGATGAAGAGGCAGGTGACTACCTCTATCACTATTATGGTATGTCTTACTACCCTTGGCAGCTTATGCACTCGTCATCGTCTCCTTCAAAGTCCTTTAAGGCATTGCGTATAACCTTTGCTCCTACGTTATCAGCTGTCTTGCCTGCTGTTGTCCGTAAGTAGTACAACCCTTTCAACCCTTCTTTATAGGCTTTTAAGTGGACAGCGTTTACATAGCCCTTGTCAGCACCTGACGGAAAGAATAAGTTAACACTCTGACCTTGGCATATATACCGTGTCGTTTAGCCGCATGTTCCACAACCCATGCTTGGTCTAGCTCAAAAGCCGTCTTAAACACATCCTTCTGGTGGTCTGTTAAGAAGTCTAAATGCTGTACGCTACCATCGTTAGCTAGTATACTATCCCATGTTTCTTCATAGTCCTTGCCAAGACTGTACAACACCTCTGCTAAGTATTTGTTCTTAATCGTGTGAGCACCTGCTCGTGTACGATGTACATACATATTACTCTTCAAAGGCTCTATAGAGGCTGTACAGCCACAGATGATAGAGCTGTTAGCATTAGGTGCAATAGCCAGTAAGTGAGCGTTACGGACTCCATAGCCTAGTCCATCTGGACATTCACCACGTGTATTGGCTAGGTATTTAGTTTGCGCTTTAGCTTGTTCATTGATAATCGTAAATATCTTGTTATTAGCGCTAGTCGCTTGCCAACTCTCCCACGCAATATCGTGTAACTGCAAGTAGCCATGAAAGCCCATAGCCCCAATACCAATAGAGCGTTCACGATATGCTGAATAACTTGCTTTGTCCAAATCTTCCAATGCATATGTAATAAACTCCTGTAGTACGTTGTCCAAGAACGTTACAAGGTCAGCAACCATCTCGCTACCTTTCCACTCGTCAAACTTCTCTAAGTTAACACTAGACAGGCAACAGACTGCTGTACGTTCTTCATCGGTTGCTAAGTGTATCTCGTTACATAGGTTTGAACCGTGTATCTTCAGCCCTAAGTCCTTCTGAAACTGTGGCAGAGCCTTGTTAGCCGTGTCAATGAAGTTAATGTATGGACTACCTGTTCTAAAACGGGCTTCTAATATACGCTGCCACAACTCCCTAGCCTCTACAGTGTCTGTTACTTCCTTTGTATGTGGGTCTTTCAATTCCCATTGTCCACCGGCAACCACTGTATCCATGAAAGCGTCTGTTACGTTTACAGCGTTGAACAGGTTGAAGCATTTACGGTTGATGTCACCACCTGTAGGTAGCTTGAAGTTAACAAACTCTACAATGTCTGGATGGTCACAGTCTAAATAGGCTGCATAGCTCCCTTTGCGTGTCTTGCCTTGTTTGTATGCTGTCATTTGACCGTCTGTTACTTTAAGCATCGGCATAACACCAACTGACTTCTCTGTAACGCCTCGGACACTAGACCAATGACCACCTACACCACCACCTTTAACTGACAACCAAGCTGTCTCTGCGTGATGTCCTATTAAGCCTTCTATGCTGTCGTCAACGTATGATAAGAAACAGCTGATAGGCAGGGCTTTGTGTGCCTTACCCGGCTCTGGTGCGTTGCTAAGGATTGGTGAGCTAAACATAAACCAACCTTTAGATACATAGTCGTATATGCGCTGTGCTAGTCCTAAATCGCCTGCACAGTACGCTACGGACGCTCTTGCGTACGCTTCTTGTGGACTCTTCTCGCTGTCTAGCATGTAGAAGTCTTGTAACAATGTTAACGCCTGTGGTGTCAATGTCATGTCACGATTTAAGTCTACATTAATCCCATGTATTTGTGTCATCTTCTATATCTCCTGCTAAAGCATCATATTGTTCTATTATTTTATCTTCAAAGGCTTCAACAAGCATCTCGCTGTTAATCTCTAGGGTTTCTAACAGGGTTACTTCGTCTATGCGTTCTAGCTTCTGTTTTAATTCTTCAATGGTTAGTGTCATTAGAACACCTGTCGCATTTTCTGTAAGTAGTGGATTGCTTTGTCGATGTCAGCTAAGCCACCTTTCTCCCTGAAGCGTGACACATACTTAATAACATTGCCTTGTAAGTAGCCTAGGAAGGCTTCATCACTCATAGCGCTTTCCATATACTCCCAAGGCTGTATCGGTAGGTTGTAATGGTCAGGGCATTTCTCGTCAGGATACTGGCTCTGGTCGTAATGTAGTCCATCGTTTCCGTTCTGTCCAATAACATCCATTCGTTCTTCTAATGCGTCTTTTAAGTTTGCTTTTGCTACGTAGTGTTCCCATTCTTTGTTTCTACCGTATTTGTCGTTAATTTCTTCTAAGTGCTTAATCATCTCTGCTTCGTTTGCGTACTGTCCGTCTTCATTCATAATTAATCCTTAACAAATACACCGTCAACCATTTTACCGGTACGGTCTTTAATATCATTGTATGCGTGTTCTAAACAGTCCTCTATAGTTAGACCATTACGTGTAACCATGTTAACCAACACTACCATGATGTCACCTACGTCATCTCTAATGTCTGTGTTGTTGTGGATACTCTCAGCTAGTTCACCAACTTCTTCATGCAGCTTCATAAACTGTGCTTTGTCTGTTGAGCCGTCAATCAGGTTACGGTCATAATGCCATTGTCTAATCTTATCAATTAATTCATTCATGATTTTAAGAATTCCTCCATGGTAGGTAGCTTGTCGATGTCTGCTTTGAACTGAATAGCTATGTAGTCTGCTAAGCGTTCTGCGCTACGAAAGTGACGCTGTGCTTTGTCCCAGTAGTGGTCGTCTGATTCATCGTAAGTAGCTACGTCAACCATTGACTTGAATGTTTCAGCTAAGGCTAGCTCACTGTAATACGCTTGTATAGTTCTAATTCTTTTTGTTCTTCTAGCATTCTTTCGTTCCTCTGCTGTCTTTTTCTTGTGGCATTCTTTACATAACAATTGTAAGTTATCGGCTTCACAGAACAGCTGTTCCACAAACCTAGGCAGGTCTTCATACTTTAATAAGCTACCTGCCGGTTTGATGTGGTCAACCTGTACGTCTTTGCCTTTGAATGTTTGCTTACATTCTTCACAATCATATTCAAACCTTGTGCGTTTGTCACTGCCTGAATAGGGCTTTTGTTTACTCTTTAAGAACTGGTGCTTAACTGGATAACGTGACCAAGCCTGTCTTAGTGCTGAACGTATGAAAGAGAAGTAGCGTGATTCCGTCCACGTCTTGCCTGCTCTGGTCTTAACTCCTCTCATAACCAACCCTCCCTTTTAGCATATACTTCAAAGTCGTCGCTGTCGCTCCTGAGCATGTACAGCAAATGCCCATTCTCAATAGCTCTGTCAAGTCCTAGGTGTTCTACAATACAATCCCAACGTTCCTTGTTGTTAAGCTCTTCCAGTAGCTTCTGCGACTTCTTATCCCCTATTCCATGGACGCCTTGTATGTTGTCAATCCTATCACCTGTCAGAAACTGCTTAAAGAATCTCAAGTCTGCTTCGTCCTGTTCCATGTAGTACATGTCTTTCTTAACAAAGTTGTAGTGCCAACCAACTACTTGGTCTAGGTCTTTGTCAAGTGTAACGATTACTGAAGCGTCCTTGTCTTCGAAGTTGTTGGTTAGTTCGTGTTGTCGTATTGCTAGTTTATCGTCTGCTTCCATACCGTCTGTCACTATAGCGTCCCACTTGTCAACTAGATGTTTGCGTATTGCTTTATAGTGTACAGGCTTTGCAGTGTCTTTGCGGTTGCCCTTGTAAGGTATTGTAACTGCTTTATCATGTCGGAAGTTATCTTTACCTGTAAGATGCATTTCCCATTCAAAGACTTCTGGTAAGTCCAGGAGGAATAGGTTCTCAATGAACGCATCAACCTTTGAAAGCGCACGTGGTTCAGCGTCATCATTGCTCACTGAACCAACTCGATAGACTAGAATATCACTGTCTACTAGCGCTAGCATTACAACACGTCTAGGTCATCGTCAACGCCTGCACCGACACCTTCTGGATTATATTCAACAAGCTTTGTAACTACTAGCTTGCTTAGTTGTGGGAAGCGTCCGTACTTGTTCTCGTAGAAGCTGATAGTGGCGATAGCTTCTGAGCCGTTACCCACTGTACTGCCGTCCATCTCACTACCTGTGCTGTCAAAGACACGAATAGGCTGAACAGACTTACAAGTGATTTTACTGCCCATGCCTTCTTTATCATACACTTTCATTCCCAAGCCCTTGATAGCACCGATAGCTTTGTCTGATAGCTCTGCTAGTGATACTTCATACTTAGGGTTGTCTGGGTTGAAGCGGTCGTTTGCGACTGTTAGGTATGGATACATGATAGTTGCTTTGATTTTTAATGTGTCTGACATAATAATTTTC